CTCGTTGATGCAAGTGACCAACTTCGTCACTGGCGCTTCGTTTTGCTCGCCAGCGTAGAGAATGACCTCATGCCCGAGGTCTGTCATCATAATGCAGAAACGCCTCACTTTTTCGGTGAATGCGCAACTTGTGAAGTCTTTAGTTGTGTTTGTGTGTGGAAGCGATACGACGTGAAATCTCATTGGTCCCCCGACCTTGTTCACTAGAGTGCAGCGATTTCTTCTGCTGTTAGTCCTAAAGCTGCAAGCTTAGCCTCTGCTGAGGCTTTGGCTTGTGCTTTGGCTTTTTCTTCCGCGTCTAAAGCGTTTCGCGCTTCCAAAGACTTTGCAGCACTCGCTTCTAGTTCTGTGATTTCTTCGGCGGTTAGCTCTACCTCAATCGTTTCGTTAGTGGAGCAATCCACGATAAGCTTTGTTGGTGTCATGTTTTCCCTTTCTAGGCTCTTTTAATTCCATAAATTGAAATTAAACTTTGTGCGCTAATATCACCAGCGGGTGGAGTAGAAAACTGTACTAATGAAATACTTGATATTGCTGATGTATTGATATAGACATACCCGTTATTAAAGAGACCCGATTCTGCCGATATATTGAAGTACTCAGTACCGTCAATTCCGTGTAATCCTTTATACATTGAAGTTGATGAATAGTTAGTAATGTAAAACTCCCAGTTAGAATACAAATCTGTATTAGGGCTAGCCGTAGGACTTCTGTGTGGGCGCAAAACTGCGTAGGTAGCTGACTCGCTTTGTTGATTGTCACTTGTACCAGTTGCCCAACGCAAACGACCTATGTAATTAGCATTTGTATCTCCGTTAAAATTGATTTTTATATCATCCCAAAAACCCGCATTTTGAGTTGTGCGTATAGAACCACGAATTACTAAATCGCTATATGCTTGCGAGATAGAATTGAAAGTGACAGTTTGCGTGTTTGAACTTAGTAATTGTGAAGTGATGAGTTCATAAGTTGCAGGCAGTCCAGTTCGTATAGATGATGCAACAACTCCTAGTATTGGCATAGTTAGGCTCTCTTTATTCCGTATAGCGCAATATATGTTCCTGCGTAAAACCCACTACCCGATGTGGGAAAGATCGTAATAGAAGTTATTGCAGCAGTGCTTTTCCATGTGCTCGCCGTGAGAAAAACTCCTTTATCAGTTTGAGTCATAGCTGCTGCTCTATTAATAATGTTTTTATAAGAATATGTAGTGTTGTAATCAAAAATGTCTAGTTTGAAACTAGAACCTAAATTGTCAACAGTAGGACTACAGTCCATATACGTTTCAATGGCAGTTCCGTTAATATTTGTAGAAACCGTAAGAGAAGAATAACTCAGACTAAATGTTTTAATAGTTGTATAGTTTGACCCTGTATCTCCATTAAATCGCACACCTATATCATTTAATGAACTACTAGAACTTTGTGTTTTACCGTTTGCCACAACAACCAAATCACTAAAAGTCGTTGGCAAAGAACTAAAAGTCACAGAAGCTGTTGTTGAACCAAAAGTTGTTGTGGTAATAGGAACATATGTCTCTGGCATTTTTATCCCCTAACCTTTAATTCCATAAAGGTCAAAACGCGAGTTCTGACTAATTTGTGTTGAGCCACCAATAAAAACAAAGTCTAATCTTGATACTGTAGTTTGTTTAATATAAGTACCTAGTATTTGAAAAACCCAATTAGATGTGGTTTGGTCAGCACAACCATTAACCGCTCTAACTTGGCGTTTCTTATTTGTATTTGTGTAATCGTGTATATCTATAATAAATGACGCAAAAAGACTTGAGTTTGTATTTGCGGCAGGAACATACGGCCAATAGAAATTATCAGGATTTGTATATGTCTGCCACGCACTAGCAACAGCACCATTAATCACGCCTAATCGTTGCCACCCATATTGATTACTAACATTTCGGTCATTGTTAATTGCCAAACCAATACCTTGAATAGAGTATGCGCCATCTGTGCGTGCAGAACCACGCACTTGCAAATGCTTGTATGTTTGCGGAATGTTGTCGAAGGTAACGACCGACGTGCCACCCGACCCGACAATAGCTGTTGCTATCGATTCATATGCTCCTGGCATTATGAAATATCTCCAGTCGCATACCAAGAATCGGTTCCTGATTTAATTAAAGTCATTACTGAGTATTGCGCTCTTGTTTTTGGTGTTGCAGGAGTAGCACCTGTTGATAAGACGGTAACGCCACTAGCTCCAACTACTGTTACTTGCCCAGCGCCGATCTGAATTAAGTTAATGAGGCTGCCAGTTGGGAAAGCCACTGACGAGTTGAGTGGAATTGTGTAGGTCTGTGCAGAAGCGTTTGAAGCTGTTACGAGGTCGTCTTTATCGGCCAAAACGAAAGTGTATGTGGTGCCAGTTTGCGCATTGATGGCTTCAACGCCACCAGCTCCAGTTGGACCAGTTGCACCAGTTGCACCTGTTGAGCCTGTTGGGCCTGTGGCGCCTGTTGGACCTGTGGCACCTGTTGGACCTGTTGCTCCTTCGGGTCCTGTTGCGCCTGTTGGACCAATGTCGCCTTGTGGTCCTGTTGCACCGACTGGGCCTGTTGCACCCGTCGGACCGACCGCGCCAGTCGCGCCCGTTGGGCCTGTTGCACCGACTGGGCCTGTAGCACCGACTGGGCCAGTAGCGCCAGCCGCATAGGCATAAGCAAGTGAGCTCCAGGCAGTTGCACCGTCGCCAATCTTGAACTTCGTGGTGTCGGTTTCGTAGCCGATTTCGCCTGCAGCAAGGGTTGGGTTATTAGATGTCCAGTTTGCTGCCGTATCTCGGCGGTTTTGGAGTCTTGCTGTCATGTTGGCTTCTTTCTCTCTTTGTTAGAAGGTTGTAACCGACGCGCCTGCGTCGATGGTGTATGTCCAACTGCTCGCGTTGGATAGCCCCGCGTTGTAGATCACGTCGCCAGTGATGCCAGCAGCGTTTGCCCCGCCGTCAATATAGTCAACGACTGGATTGTCCCCGCCTTGTGGACCAGTTGCTCCAGTAGGGCCAGTTGACCCGCTCGGACCTGTTGCGCCGCTTGGGCCGCTCGGACCTGTTGCGCCGCTTGGGCCTGTTGCCCCTGTGTCGCCTTGGATTCCTTGTGGGCCAGTCGCTCCAGTTGGACCTTGCGGACCTGTTGCTCCAGCTGGGCCTGTAGGACCTGTAGCACCGACATCGCCTTGGATTCCTTGTGGACCAGTTGCACCTGTGGCACCTTCAGGGCCTGTGGCTCCTGCTGGACCTGTTGCACCGACTGGGCCTGTTGGGCCTGTTGGACCGACTTCGCCCTGAATGCCTTGGACGCCTTGGATTCCTTGAATACCTTGTGGACCTGTAGCGCCTGTTGCGCCGACTGGGCCTGTTGCACCGACTGGGCCTGTTGGGCCTGTCGCGCCAGTTTCGCCTTGTGGGCCAGTGGCGCCTGTTGCTCCATTCGCACCTGCTGGGCCTGTTGCCCCAGTTGGTCCGATTTCGCCTTGTGGCCCTGTTGCTCCAGTTGCACCAGCTGGACCTGTGGCTCCAGTTGCGCCTTGTGGGCCTGTCGGACCGATTGGACCAGTCGCACCTGTAAGACCGACATTGATGAGCAATAATGCAAGAGCTTCGAAGTTGCTGAAGTTGGTCGTGCCAGTGCCGCCTGAGGAGTCTAGAACTACTGGGACGCTGCTGTAGCCACCAAGAATGGTCGCTGCCGCTGTGACTTTAAACTTCTGAAAGTTAGTGTGAACATTTCGATCTTGAACGATGATAAAATCGTCTGCTTTAAGCAGGGCAATAAAAACGTCAATGTCGTTGCTATTTATGTCTAAATGGTCAATAAACAACGTTGTAGCATTGATCTGCGTGGCATTGTTCCAGCGTATGTCGCCCGCGCCAGGGTCGCCCGATGTGGCCGAAGTGTCTGCGTTGTAGTCGAATAAGCTAGTAGAGCCACCATTCGCACCAGCCGCACCCTGCGGACCAGTTGCGCCCGTTGGGCCTTCGATTCCTTGAGGTCCTGTTGCGCCTGTTGGACCTGTAGCACCCGCTGGGCCTGTGGCTCCAGTTGGGCCAGGTATAGTTGAGGCTTCACCTTGTGGACCTGTTGGACCTGTTGCACCTGCAGGGCCAGTCGCTCCTGTTGGGCCAGGCACCGTTGAAGCTGCGCCTGTCGCGCCTGTTGGGCCTGTTGCTCCAGTGTCGCCTATTGGACCAGTCGCACCAGTTTCGCCTTGGATGCCCTGAACACCCTGAATGCCCTGCGGGCCAGTGGCTCCAGTGTCGCCTGTTGGGCCTGTGGCTCCAGTTGCGCCTGTTAAACCTGTGGGACCAGTTGCACCAACTGGGCCAGTCGGCCCTGTTGCGCCTGTGTCGCCTTGAATACCTTGTGGACCTGTGGCTCCTGTTGGACCTGTTGGTCCTGTGTCGCCTGTTGGTCCTGTTGCGCCGACTGGACCTGTTGAACCAGTTGCGCCTGTCGGGCCTGTGTTGCCTGTAGCGCCTGTTGGACCCGTGGCACCTGTAGCACCGACTGGGCCTGTTGCGCCTGTAGCACCAGCTGGGCCTGTAGCACCCGTTGGACCCGTTGGTCCTTGAGCACCTTGTGGGCCTGGAGCCGAGATCTCAACTGTATTGTTGGTCTCGTTGATTGTGACTTTATTGGCCATTATCGTGTCACCTGCTCTGCTACGGTCAACTGGCCTTGGATTAGGCGAGAGATGTTGGAACCCGATGTCAATTCTAAATCATAAACGTAAAAACCTGGGTCGAGATCTCCAGTTTGCGCTGCTGTGGCGTTGATTGTGATAGTGCCAGTAGCACCGACGATTGTAATGCCGCCATTTGCGGTGGTCAAAGTCAGATCTGCAACGTCAGAATTGTAATTCTGTCGAAGCTGCATGGCGGCTGTGTAGCCAGTCAAGTTGACGGGGGCGTTATTTGAGTCAGTATACACCAACACAACAGACCACACTGAGCCTTGGTCGATAGTGGTGTTATAAATGCCAGCGGTCATTAATCAGCCTTTTCTGTAGCCCAAACGAGGAAAGAACCGAGAGCGATTAATGCAATCGGTGGAGAGAACAACGCAAGTCCGACCGTTACCAACGCAACGCCAACGACCTCAACTGCGAGACTAAAATCAAAACGCTTCATGTTGCTCCTAGACTTGAATAGAGTGGTAAGTGACTTTTGGTGCAACGGGCTCAGGATTAACAAGCGCCTCGGTGCGGCCTAGGTAGGCAAGAACTGCAGCGATTAAGCCGTCGATCTTGTGGCTCTGAGAAGGTTTCATTACTTGGCCGTACCGTGTCGGTACCGCGTTCGTCACGTGCCTTGTCAGCTCGGGTGCGCCGTTGTGTTTGAGGCGTCCTTCGAGTACGTCTTCAAGAAATCTGTCAAGCCCCTGTGCCATCAGCTTGCGCTGGCTGGAAGGGTAAACCGCTACCACTTTATCGGCGAAAGTTGAGTTCCAAGCGTCCAAATAAGACTGCCAACCTGAAGGGTCGGCCCAGATCTTGTGGACTTTGTACTTTGCAAATGCGATTCGAACAGCTTCGTCAACTTCGACTCTTGGTACTTCCCAACCGTAGCCCGCAGGACCAGGCGGTCGTTCCCAACACTCGAGTTGAAAGATCTTGCCGTCTTCAATTCTGCAAGCAACAAGCACTGTGGCGTCGTCTTTGCGCGAACCGTCATACCCGAGAACAACCTCGGTGCCTTCTGCCAGTTCCTCAGGCTCGGCCGCTGCGTTCCATGCTGTGATGTTCATGTAGCGGTCGGTATCTGTGGACGGCTGATTTAAAAAATAACGTCGTGCGTCCGATGCTTTTGTCATCGGGTCTTGTATTTCGGCCATTAGGCGTGAAATGTCTAGCCATTTAAAGGCGGGCCCATACACGACAGCAAGTGCTTTTTTAAGCTGCTCACTGTCCTGCAGGTCGGGGACCTCGGGCGCTTGC